CTGGTAATTCTGAGGATGAATACCCGGCCTATGTTTTTTTGCAAGAAGATGAACAAGGGCTTGTGGAAATCGAAGAAACCTAACAAGGCGTTCAAGTGGACGGCAAAGCCGCCACTTAACTTAATGTTCGGCCTCTCGTAAATGAAAGGTGAATGGAAATATGATAAAAATTTGTATAAATGATAAGAGCGAAACATCGAAAGTGTTAGGGGAATTCCAGCCTGAAGAAATTGATACTGTAGTCTCGTTGTGTTCCTGGTGCATCACGAAAATAGAAATCAACTTATTTCTATTGTGAACACCCGTTAAAAGGAGTGAGAATGACAAGTATTCGTAAAGAAATAGCAAATCGCATTTTGTATGAAATTAAGAGGCGAAATATATCAGCGAATCAAGTCTGCAATCTTATCAAAATTTCGGATGAGATTATTAAGGGATATTTGTCAAAAAAGAGAGAAATTACTTTTTCTGAAATAACAAGAATTTGTAATGGATTTGGAATAAACCCTGTTCGATTTATATACAGTGAAGAATATCCAACGCCAAAATTGGCATTCCGAAATGTAGATTTTAATATTCAAAAATTTGCATCAGAGATTGAAGATATTTTTTTATCAATTGAAGATTTTTTACCGACTATTAACATTCCAAAAATGACACGGATCAGCAATAAGAGTTATGAGCGTGCTGATATTATTTCTGAGGCTGCTGCTTTTGCATCAAAAATTCAATTAAAATATGGGACTCCTGAAAATTTTATTTCCAATTTTTCAATACCTGTTTTACCTATCAAAAGTAGCCATGTTGAATTTGACGCTTTTATCATTAACAACAATAAGCATGTAGCTATATGTATCAATATTTCCAAGCCGCCTCAGAGGATACGCTTTTCTCTTGCACACGAAATCGCACATCTCTTGTTTGATATTGATACTGAAGTCCAAATAGATATCTTTCTTCCTAACCTATATTGGAAATCCAGAATTGATGAAAATGAAGTCCCTGAATTTTTTGCATATAAATTTGCAGAATTTTATTTGCTGCCATACGAAAAGATTTATAATATTTCTAAAACTGTGCCAAAGTTGAATTTACGGGAGTGTCAAACTATAATTGATAATTACCGAACATCGAAAGATGTATTAGCCAATGCATTATTTGATGTTATCAGTGTTAATAAAAATTTTCAAAATGAAGAATTTGTTTATCAGCCATCCGGCGAACAATTCAGGAGAATGGATTGGGAAGAAAAACAAGATATAAAGAGATGTTCTTATGGTAGAACTTATATTAAGTTCAACGAGATAAAAACGCTGTTAAACGGATTAAAAAATAGCAGTGAAGCAACAAAAGTTTTTTCTTTTCTTGAAGATTGCAAGAAAAATATAACCAAAATTATTGAATCAAGCAAGGAGCATATTTCTGATAACGTGAGATTGCACATAGCGGAGGTTTTGAAACTTGACTTCTAATAACGATTTCCTCTTTCTTGATTCATGTTTTGTGAGTCGTTTAAAACGCATTGACAGCAGTTAAAAAAGATTTTTTTATTTTGCTCTCAAAAAGCGCAAAAAAAATATTTCTTTTATATCAATTTGTTATGCCTCTTCGATGAGGCGGGAGGATAATATGAAAACGAAACAAGCAAAGCAATCTATCGTAAATAAGCTCCGTCGTGGAGCTACCGCAAAAATCCAACTACTTTGAAAGGAGAACATTATGTCTATGCAACCAGAATTTATGAAGTTTCCGAAAATATCGCGGTTTAGCCGTGAAGTCATTGTCACTGAAAAAATCGATGGCACGAACGCCCAAATCCATATTACGGAAGACGGCGAATTTTTAACCGGAAGCCGTACCCGGTGGATTACTCCGCAAGATGATAATTACGGGTTTTCTCGATGGGCGCATGACCGTAAAGAGGATCTTATGCAATTAGGTGTTGGTCGTCATTTTGGAGAGTGGTGGGGGCAAGGGATACAACGCAGGTATGGACTGAGTGAAAAACGATTCAGCCTGTTCAACACGGCACGTTGGGAACAAAACCGTCCTATCTGTTGTCATGTTGTCCCTGTGTTATGGAGGGGGACGTTTGATACGCTGAATGTAGAGGATATTATGAATCAGTTGAGGATTAGCGGAAGCATTGCAGCGCCAGGATTTATGAAACCGGAAGGTATTGTTATCTTTCATACGCAAGGGAATTTTGGATTAAAAAAGACGTTTGAAAAAGACAATACCGGGAAATGGGATGTCTAACAAGCCGTTCAAGCGGACGGCCAAAGCGCCGCCGCTTAACTTTTTGTTATACTTCCTTCTTGTGGTAAGCACATGGCGTTTAAAACTAACAGTGTAGGAATTGCTTTCAAGTGCAATGACGCATTGCTATCGTGTGGGGCAACCTGGGCGATGAAACTTTCCCAGTTGTCAAAACAAGAAGGAACCGTGCGGATAATTACCTATTCTCTGCCAAACATGGAATATGTCGAAACTCAATTTTCTCGGCGTCCGTATGATATTTTTTTGATTGCTCACGAGAAATTTGCTACAATCGCCGGGCGGATCAAAAATCGGTTTCAAAATATCAGAATAGCGCTGAATAAAAGCGTTCATTCAAAGATTCTGATGATTGAACCGTCAACGATATACATTTCAAGCGCGAATTTCGGGTTGAGCAAATGGCATGAAACGTCATTAGGTTTTCATTCAAAAAAGGCGCACCAGTGGTATTTAGAACGGGCGTTCTTGCCATTGTGGGAGAAAAGCACGGAAGTATAACAATCATTTGCACCGGACTTGAAAAGGCGGCGAGAAAATCCGGTGCTGTATTTCAGGCTTAGTTGCGCCGCCTTTCCAAGCCGGTGAAATGAAACGTTCTGCTGCTTGAGGTTTTAACATGGTTAAGTTATACAACGGCGATTGCCTTGAATACATGCGAACGCTGCCAGATAAAAGCGTTGACGCCGTGATTACTGACCCACCCTACAATGTCGGCATTGATTACGGGATAACAACCGACGATAATCGCAAGGATTATGCTGAATGGTGCGGTTATTGGTTATCTGAATTAGAGCGAATTTGTTCTAAAACTATCGCCTTTAGTTGTGGCACCAAGAATTTGAGCATGTGGAGCCGCATAAAAGATCCTGTTTGGATTTTATGTTGGCATAAACCGTTTTCTGTAGGACATTCACCTTTCGGGTTCAGTAATTGGGAGCCGGTTTTGATTTACGGGAAAACCGGAAAGCATGAACGGCAGAGCGATTATTTCCATGCAACCTTCGTCAAGGATAAAACGGCAAACGGTCATCCATGCCCAAAGCCGGTGATGTGGGCTTCTCATATTGCCAGAATCATTTCAGATGAAGGGGACGTCATATTCGATCCTTTCATGGGAAGCGGCACAGTGGGGAAAGCGTGTCTGAAAATAAATCGTTCTTTTATTGGTTGTGAAATTTCGCCGGATTACTTCGTCATAGCTGAAAAGCGTATCAGACAGGCGGAATTACAACAGAATCTATTTAAGCCGGTAGTGTACCCTGATTCCTATCAGGGCAAATTGTTCGACGGAATTGAAAACACAGCAGAACAACGTTTTGCACCTGACCTTGAAAGGCGGGCTGGAACTTTGGTTGCTGAAAATTAAAGCTCGTTGCGCCCGCCTTTCAAGGCAGGTGAAAACGAACGTTAGGTTGATCTTTTGCAGTGTTTCGGACAAGCCAAAACACTGACGCCAGACTGGAGGAAGAAATGAAGTTCAAAGATTTAGTTGGAAAGACGATTATTAGCGCACAACTGATGAAAAAACCAGAGTACGACGATGAGGCGTGGGCAAAGCTGGGGTTCCAAGATGGCTCTCATTGTTTTGTGGTGTCATCCTATGGTAGCTACTCTGGTAATTCTGAGGATGAATACCCGGCCTATGTTTTTTTGCAAGAAGATGAACAAGGGCTTGTGGAAATCGAAGAAACCTAACAAGGCGTTCAAGTGGACGGCAAAGCCGCCACTTAACTTAATGTACATGCACCACGAGGAGGGAATATGGATATTACAGAATTAAAAGCGTTGATTGCTGATGAAGAGTATTGGGATGGTGTTTTTTCGAGCGATAGAGAGATGGCGAAAAGTTTTATGTATAGCAATGGGAGGGATTTTGTCGGTTTTGTTGAGAAAAAATGCGCCGAACAAGTGCATGAACCGGACGATGGAGGTATAAGTATGGTAACATTTTGTAATGATGTGTGCTGTCCATGTTTTCAAGATGGTAAATGTACTCTTGATAATAGACATTGTGTCCATACAGCAAAGGAATATCACGCGTGGTTGATTAAAAAATCTTCCAAAAAAACCCATAACCAGCCACTCGACCGGGAACAGAACCAAAAGGAGACTTAAAATGATACAACATCCGGCAGAAATTACCGAAATTTTTAAAAGAAAAAACGGAGCCCGGCGTTGAACAATGGGTTTTCCGTCCGTGCATCGAAACCTGTTTAGCTCCTCGACAAGCCAGAGCAGCCCTTGAAATTTTAGGGTATTTGGTCAATTTTGGAATCCCGGCTTTTGCAATTTTACAAAAAATGGCAATGGAGTATATGCCGAACGACGGGATGAAGAAATGAAATTTCAGGCTTTAAAGCCAGAATAAATAATCCTATGAAACAAGACGAAAAAAATTTTCTGATGCAATTTTTCCAGCGATGTCAAGGCAAAAAACTTTTAGAGCAAATAACGCCGAGAGATTTGATCAATGAACCAGGATTCAATATCCATTATAAGCGAGCGTGGTATCTTTTAGAAAAATGGTCAAATCGTGGATTATATGATTATGGCGTCACAAGTGATCTCGGCTGGTTGACTGAGAAGGGAAAGCAATTAGCAATAGAATTGATCAACACTAATAATGGCGTGAACCAGATCATCCCAAAGACTACTACACCACCATCAACTTCAATCGAACATTAAACCGATCCGTGCTTTCATGATTCGGCCTGGGAATCCTCGGCAAAACCTCAACCGGTTCCCCGTCTTCATGCCGAAAAATCACCTCATACGTTCCCTGCCGATCATGAAAAGCCATAACCCAAGGCCCTTGACTCTGGCCGTCTCGCAAGGCAATCAAAGAATCCACAACAGACTTTTGAATAAATGGGCACAAAACCGTCATGGGCCGACCCTCGGTAACCGGGTCAAACAGCCGTTCAACCACCACCCCGCCAGAGAGCGTTCTCCGCACGGTTTGAACGTTGGCCGTCCATTTGTGTTCATCTTCCCAGTAAGCATCAAGCCCCAAACTGATCGCGCCATTCAAAGTCGTCGCCATAAAAAAAACCTCTCGTCCTATGCAAACAAAGGCATCACCGGGTTATAATTACAAATCAAAACCTCAACGTTTCTATTTTTCAACGTTTGCCGCTCACCCAAACGAATCACATTAAAGCCAAAATCTTTGGCCGTTTGAACAATAAAATCATTCCAAAATTCACTCACAGCAAACTTTTTGCCTGAAGAGCATAAAAGCTCAAACAATTCCAAAGTATCCCTTTGTTTAAACCCGGCATAAGTCCCGCCGTTCGTTTCACAATAAGGCGGATCAGCATAAACAAACGTCGTCCGCCGCTCAGCCCATTTTTCACTGTATTTTTTAAAAAAATCACGAAAATCACAGCAGCAAAACACAACATTTTGAACCCGTAAATAACATTCTTCTATCCGGTCAAGCGAAATCCGTTTGCTGTTATTTGCCGCGTCCATTTTAAATGTGCTATCATTCCAATATAACCCAAAATTATTCAACATTATAAACCGCACGGCCTTCCATACCGGGTCCGTTTCTTCGTTTTTGCCCCAATGCAAAAACAAACTTTCATGAACCGGCGTCTTTTCCAAGGCGAGCGTCAACTCTTCTTTGCGCTCTTTCAGCACCATAAAAAAATTAAATACATCTTGATCGTTATCGTTGGCAATCACATACGGCGCACGTTTGGCCATCGCCAGCGTCACAGTACCTGACCCCATAAACAGATCCACAAATGTATCAATTTTTTGTGGAAAAGAACCCAGCAAAGAATTGAGCAGCTTTTTTTTATTCCCTACCCGGCGAACACACGTTTTGCACATCATCAACTCATTTTAGAAGGGCGTCCATTCGACAAAAAATCCGCTTCACAAGACAAAGTTTCACATGAAAAATCCTGGCATTGTTTCGGAAAACTGCAAACCCCCAGGGGATTTTTTAAAACAATCGAAACAATTTCCGGCGCGGTTTGGCACCATTTTCTTAATACTTGCAACGCCTCTTTATAAGAAAGTTGAATTTCAATTTCTCTTTTAATTTTACACATACACCACCACGGGCTCCGCCCCCTCTAAATCTGCCATTGCACGAACCACCAGCCCGTTCTCTGTATAGGCAATCTGCCCGACAGGAACCGATGCGCCGTTTGCCCAAAACGTCTTTCCCGCATAATCTAAAATTTTTGAACGCCCGCCAAAAATTTCGACCACCTCGCCAATCCGCACCACCGGACGTTGAATTCTTTGAAATTCCCGCCACAAGTTCATCTTGATGCCTCTTTCCCTTTGTGCCTCTGTGCCTTTGCGCCTCTGTACCTCTGTCACAAATCCATCAACCCAGAAATATTCAAAGAAACTTTAGCCAATGGAACCTTTAACAGCCAAATGTCTCCGGTTTCGCCAATCTCATACGCAACCAGCCCGACGATTGTCTTCTGACTTTTTCCGCCAAAAACCGGATAAATCAAAGTTTTTTGAGTTCCGCCAAAGGTCATATTTTTTTCCGCCCAACTGTTTCGAGTGCCTAAATTCAAGTCATATATCGCACTTTTCCCTTTCAAAAGCTCTTGCCAAGCATCTCCCAAAAACTCAACCAAAATTCTTTGGTTTCGATCCCGCGTGGGCAGCCCGTCAAAAATTGCCTCTTGCGAAACACTAAAAAAAGCAAAAGGACGATTTGCAAAATCGCTTGAACCATTATGAAGCCTCGCAAACCAGGCTTTTTTGACTCCCGGCTGCGGATTCTCAGAAAGAAGCACTTCGATTCTGGCAGAAATCACGGCATTCTTTTCCAGCTTTGAAACCTCATTTCCTTTCCCGCTTCTTTCTTCAATGTCTCGAAGCCTCAAATCAATTTGAGAATAAATTCTATCAAGAGATTCAAACCGTTTCAAAAGTTCTGCATGCGTCTCAAAAATTTTATCCCGAATCTTTTTTTCTTCCCGATGGCTCTCTCGAAACATCGAAATAAATTCAGGGATGATTGATCCTCCAACGCCCAGCAGCATCAGAAAAAAAAGAATTGCGAACCCATGCTTTTGAATATGCGTACCCAGTTTATCTGCAAGATCAATGTTGATCCGATTCATATCCTGCAGATTTTTTGAATCTTCCTTCATTTCTTTCATAGCTTATTCCGTGATATATTGATGAATTTCAACCGCTTGAAGTCCGCCCTTTTCCATCGTTAAACGGTTGTTTACAGACAAGCCGCGCCAGGTTGAAAACAAATCTGAAACCTCTACAATCGAGCCCGGAGCCACATAATTCGCAGCAGCGTCAAACGGCAGTTCAAGCCGATGGATCATCTTGTCATATCCTGTTTCATCCAACTCAACCCGGCCACGCTCCTGCGCCAAGTTTTGATCCAAAATCAAATCATGAACCGCGTCGTTCTTTCTAACAGCCGCCGCCGGGTCAGCCCCCTCCCGAACCACATGAACCAGAACACCATCCGACCGTCCGCTCACAATCACATATTGATGTTTTGCCTGCGCACTCCACGATTGAGAATGAGAAAAAATTCGATTCAAATTGAGGGTGTGTTCAGGGGTAACCAAGCCGAAATTTTTAGGGGAATAAGGAAAACGACTCATGAGGATCAACTCATCATTCGCAGGATGAGACTGCACCACTCCGCCGATGGCAGAAATCAGATCCCCAATGACTTCAATCGCGGTCTTTCCCTGGCATGAAAACAAATCAGCAGGAATGGAGAATAAAGACGTCACATCAAACCCGGCCCGCTCGTCATACACCGCCTCCCAGTTGAACTCGTCCAAAAGATCCGCAATCAACTGTTGAGAATCGGTTGCTGAAAAAATCTGAGTCAAAATTGGCGCATAAGGTGATCCTAATTTACAGGCTTTCGAACGCCCAGAAATCGAATATGTTCCAGATCCATGTTGAAATTCCTGATTCAAAGATTCAATATAAAATCGCCAGGTTTTACCGTTAAATGTCAACTCGGTTTCCACAGGCCCCGGCAGATCATTTTCAGAAAGCGCATTCACTCGAACCAGCTGCGCATTGCCTCGATCCGGCATTTTTGCAGTCAATTTAAAATCATAACTGCCAATATCCGCATCAATTGAAAACGATTCCAACGGCAGAATCAAATCATCATATACCCGTTTGAAAACCACAGAATCGGTAAACATAATCAAAATTTTCCTTATCCATCGAAGGCGAATGGCCTTATCCTGCGCCATGCCGCTCGCCCATGATAGGTTGACCGCTTGATATTGAAGGGTTTGTGCTGGGGTTTTGATTTCAAGATCTGTATCGCAATTTACCCCGCAACCCCAAAGAAGCTCAAAAGGCACATCCAAAGCCGGAAAACGCTTTCCGTACCCGCTCCAAAGATCACGTCCGCTCGGGTATGCCTGCCATACATCCGGCTCTTTCCATCTATCCGGCCCGCCGTTGTAAATGGTCGCGATGAACCGCGTCAAATCGCGGTCATCTCCAACAGCCCATGCTACAAAGCACTCCGAATCCGCACTGGCCGAATATTGTGACCAGGGCAAAACAAGGGCGCCGTCACATGTTTCTGGGTAATCGCACCAGCGCATGGTTTTGGCGGAATCCGCTGAAACGGGAAAATCTTTCCATACCCATTCCATTGCGGAATCTGCTGTTGCAGAGAATTCTTGCCATGCAAGCGTTTTCTCAGCATCTGCCACACCCTTGAAATTCTGCCAAATCCATTCGTTTTGACCGTCGGCGTTCTCAGCGAAATCCTCCCACATTTTTTCAATGGCGACATCCGCTTCCGCTCCCAAATTCCAACCCCAAACAAAATCTTTGTCTTGAGAAACCGTTCGTTTCCAGGGAATCCCCACAGAGACACAAATGGGAATTCTTTGAAAATTGGATTGACTCCACCGATCCCGCGCCAGGGTTTCGTCGGCAACCTGCCATAGGTCGCCTGGTTTCCAAATATCCCGGTCAAGCATTTAGATTTTCACCGCATGAAGATATCCGCAGTCCAAAATCTTCACCTCTGGCAGATCTTGCATGGCCATCTTCCATGAACCCGCGGCAGTCACATAAACAGAGACGCCATCCTTAAACGCCCTCAGACGGGTGTTCTGCAAGGTGTCAATGGTTTTCCATGCCCCGCCGACACTCACTCGAAGATCAGGAACCGAAACAGAAGGCGCAGCCACAGGTTCACGAACAGCCAGCCTTCCGCTGAACACCGTCCGCTCCCAGCGCAGACACCCCTTGCAAAATGCCAGATCCGGATTCCACACCCGGCCAGCATAAACCGTCATCGGTTGACCTCGCGCATGATAAACGGGCCAAGCCTTCGATAGGCTTTTTCACCAATATAGAACTCATCCCCATTCACAGGGTTTACGTCCCAGTTTTGATATACCGTAATCGTGTCGGTTGTATTGCTCTGAATCACACGGGTTTGATTTGCGCCGGCCCCGGTTGAAAGAATGACCACCATTCCGGCCAGCGTATCTTCAGACAATCCCCAGCCAGTAACCGTCAGAGTATTGTTGCCTCCCGACGTGGCCACGCCTTTCAAGGTTTCATCATCATCCGATACCGCCCAAAGCGTATGATTCGCAGGAACCGTATCCGATTCAGGCAGGCATAGATGATGCCGCGTAAAACCTATCCATCCCAAATCCGCTCCGCTGGTCAAAACCGACTCATAAAAATACCAGTTCGGCAAAATCCAGTTATCAGAGCGCCTCGCAGGGTTTCCATACCCCACATTTAATCCGGACTTATTCCAATAGTCTGTCGTTTTGGCCGTGTACATGGTTAAGCCGTTCATCCCTCTTGGGCAAATGGGATACGGCAGGTATATTCCCGCTCCGCGATTGCTGCAGAACGTGTTAAAAAAACGATTGGGATAATCCCCAAACTTCGTACCCATGCCATAATTTCTGGGCGCAGAACTCAGCACAGCCTCGGTAGAAGAAAGAATCGAGTTGACGTAAATTCCCCAATCTCTTCCTTCTCCCAATTCTCCGCAAAGCATATATTCCCGGCCAATTTTCAACCCTTCTGTGGTGTCAAACTCAACCGTTACATTCGTGCCCGCTGTTACCGCAGAGGCAACCGTGCAAATCACATCCGGCCCGGCAAGCTCAGGAACATGGCCAAAAAAACCATAATTCGTTCCGCCAGAGGCATTGGTTGATAACGCTCCTTCGCCGGTTAAAACACACAGATCTTTATCTGCTGAAACCCATATTTTTTCAGATCCAGTAAAGGTCGAATTCCAATGAAATCCGTTGCTTGTGCTTTCCTGGTATTGCGCGCAAACCCCGGTATGACTGGCCGCGTCCCAATACAAATACATGCGGAAAAATACGCCAGTCGTGTAGGTGTACATCCGAATGTAACCAGTAGATAATTTTTCAGATTCCCCATTGCTTCGATACACATGGTCATAAGCAGAAACCGGATCATGAAGCGTCCACCCGGCAGCCGCCAGGGTATCCGCCACCATCTGAAACACCGCCTGGCGAGCGGCCTCATCAAACCCAAAAACACCATGCTTTGAAATCATCATAATCAGCTCACCTTGTTTAAGAAAGGCACAGAGTTACAGAGGCACAGAGGCGCAAAGTAAAAAAACTTTGCGCCTTTGTAACATTGTCACTTTGTGCCTTTTTTTAAGGAATATACTTCACATACAACACCCCGTCCGGAAGTTCAGACGGGTCCGGCGGATCACCGGCTCCATACAAAATCCGCCCGCCGGTTTCCGCTTCGCATTCTTCCCATACTCCTGCTCCGCTGTAATTATTCGGACGCACATGATATGGATGCACCGAGGTATTGTTTGCCTTGGTGCTTGCAGCAACAAACTCAAAAAACAACAGGTTTTTTCTCTGCAAGACTTCATCATTCATCACAACAAAAGCGCGGTCGCCTTCCACCAGCGTATTGATATCAATACACGAAAGCACCCGGTCTCCGCTTTCCGCAATCAGGTCTTTGCAATTGTAGGTTGTAATCATGTTTCCGCGTCCACATTTCCTCGAAGTTCAACCGTCGCGCTGTCATCGGTAATCTCAGACGGCGTCGGTTCAATGGTGCGAATCGCCCAAAACGGAGCCTCGGCTCCCTCGGTATTGAACCGAAAAATATTCCCCACCTGCCAGCCAGAACCCCAGCCAGAAGGCGAAAGAGTCAGATACGGCAAACCAGAAACCGGATTCGTCAACCGCGTGGGATCATTCAACGGATCATTTGGATCTCCGATGATCCCCGTGCAGGGGATATTCGATCCAATCAAACCCAAATGCTCGCCATATACGTCGCACGTCAACGGCGAAAGAGATTTGATGCGAAACGCCCACCGCTCGGTCGTCGCACCTTTATTCGTCAACACAATGGGATAATTGTTATAATCATACGCGGCCGGAGCCGGGTCGCCCGAAACCGTGTCATTCCAAGTCACCAAATCCCATGTTTTTTGGGTAAATTTTACGGTTGTTTTTGCCTGCAAATCCTCAAAATCCACAATGCTTGAAATCAGAGTGGTATCCGCATCATGCGGAAGGGTAAGCGCACTGTTGATGGTGATTTTTTTATTCTCAATATCAACCCCCGTCACAAGCGCCATTTCAGAATTTTCATATACAATGTCATAAATAACAATCATATCGCCAGGTTTAAAAACCGGCATTCTGCCGTTAGACGGCCACTTTTTGGGGTCAAACCCATCAAATTCATTCACAGCCGCCGCAAAATCGAAACTGATTGTAAAACCCTCAGAAGGTTTCACATCATCCCCGGTCACTGCAATTTCAATCAAGCCGGTTTGATAGTCTATGCTTCCAGAAATTCCCGTTCCAGTCATTGCGCCGAATCCATCATCCGCCGCCGTAAACGTCCCGCCCAATGCTTTGGCAATTTCCAAAGATACGCTGCCTGGTATCACAGGATCTTTGCTCTGCGTATGCACAGCAAGCGCATCGGCATAAAACCGCCCCCGCCAGCACACAATGATTTTTGTTCCAGGATCAGGAAAACGGTTATTGGGCAGGGTAAATGCCAGCACGTCATTGGTGATCGTATAAGCCGATGATCCGGTTTCCCAAGTGGGAACAAAGATAGTTCCGCTAGAACTTTTTCGGTACTCCCGCCACACCCCTTCAATTCGAGCGAATAAATAAGGAACTTGCGCAACAATCCCCACATTATTCTCCAATTCAACAAAATAGGTATATCCGCTGGTGGGTACGCCATCAACGGCCTTCGAGTGATAAGAATATGGGGTTCCCGGCTGATCTTCACCGGTATAAATCCAGGGAGCCGAGCTGCCAAATTGATAAGGAATTTCAGAAAACGCCACAGGCAGAATGCACTTATCCACTTCATCCACATACAAATCTTTTGCGCCAGCCAAAACAGCCTGAGAAAGAAACGATGCGCCCAAAAAAGCCTGAACCGTCGGATCTTCCATCGCGGCAATCACTTCAGAACGAACTTCATCATGACCCGCAGAAGGAATCAAAACCACGTCAACCAACGAATCAGACGGAATCGTTTTCAAAGCCGCATGAGCGCCAGCGTAAATATCCGCTCCCGTGCTGTTGATTCGCAAAAACACCTTGCGAAGGCAGACATCGCCTTCCACATGGTCAGTCCTGGCAATATTAGGGAAAAGGTTGTTGACGTTCCCGCTCTCGACGATCTCAGGCCCAGGCCTTCCGCCTCCGGTAGCGTCATCATTCTGCTCCAAAGCCTTGTATAAAAAAACATCATTTACACTGATTCCCATATCAAAACCCTCGCTTAAACGGCGCGCAATTGAGCGCCCTGCAATACATCAATCAAGGCGCGCGCTTGGTTTTCTTCAAACAACCCTTCCATTGTCTTTCCGTTAATTTGAAATTGCAGCACCATCCGTCCCACACCGCCAGAACTGCCGCCCTCAGACCCAGAACCCATCCCGGTACGCATAAAATTCGATAACCCAGAAGAAACCCCCGAAAGCGTATTCAAAATTGAACGACTCACACCGCCAGAAGCCTTTTCTCCAGAAAACCCGCCCAAAGCCGAAAGAATTTGATCCCCAAGCCCTGAAACCTGCATCTTTGAGGTTAAGGTTGTAATCAAACTGGGTTTTTCTCGCCCGACATCCTGAACAAAAGCCGTAACTTTTCCCTTCATTTCCGCAATTTTTTCAGACAGGGGAAGGGTAGCTGATCCCGTGCCCTTAAAATTCAATGTAATATTCTGCTGATCCAACCCCTGAACCGAGGTTTGAAACGCGCTGATTTCATCCGCAGTAGCGCTCAGATCCCGACGGGTTTCATCTAAATCCACAGCAGAAGTTTTTTCTTTTGCCGCGCTCTCGGCCTTGGATTGCAATGATTCAGCCATGCTCTTGACTTCAGAAAGATCTCTGCGGTCAATCCCCTCGGTTTCTCCGCCATACCGCTTAATCGTGTTGACCCATTTTTGATATTCCGCCGTGAGACCCAGCCGCTGTAATGCCGCAGAAAGCCCTTTTGACGTGAGTTCATACATGCTCTGACTCATGGCCTGAGACTTAGAAAGAACCGTTGTTTTTTTATTATCCCCGGTCAAAGAGGCATAGGTTTCAGCAAGGGATTGAACCTCCTCAGCCTGCTGCCGCACTTTTTGGGTGTTCTCATCAATCAATTCCCCTGTGCCTGCAATATACCCTTGCAGGTCGGCCTCCGCCTGCTGCTTCATATTCGCAGCCGCAAGATATTCCTTAGAATCTTTGGGGTATAGATTCATAATCTCATTGGCTTTTTTTATTCTAAAATTGGCGAAATCTTCTTCAACCCGCCGTCTCTCATCAGCCGCCTGCCGCTGATTGAATACCCCGGTCTTTTCCTGCGCGTTGATTTCTCGAATCAGGGTTTCTGTTTTTCTCCGGCGGTCATCCACCTCGGCATAATAAACCTTCATTCGCTCCGCCGACGCAATCCTGGCCTCAGCAACCGAAATCCGATTCAATTGATTCGCGGTTTGTTTCAATTCTTCCAGGTATTTTTTATATTGATCCCCTTCGGTAAAACCCGCCTGCTTCATTTGAGATAAAAATTCTCTCAACTTATCCATTCGTTCGGCGAAATATTGTTTTTCAAGGGCAGTTTTTCTTTTTGCCGCTTCTTCTGCGCTAAGGGTTCCGGCCTGCTCGGCCTCAACCACGCTGGCAATCTCTTGCGCCAACTGCTCCTTGCGTTTTGCCGTCAACGTCTCAAAATTCTGAACTTGTTTATTTAAGCTCTCCTTTGCGGCCTGGTTGACCTTGTCAAACCCGGACATTTGGTCATCCATCAACTTCTTGTTTGCATCAATCCGCTTAAAGGTAGCCTCAAGCGCCTGGTCTTGATAATCTATTACTTCAAAAGCCGTATCTTTGGCCGATTTCCCTTCTTCCAAAATCGCCTGCTCGGTTAATTCGACCTGCTGATAGAGTTCTCTTTGCTGCTGAATTTTTGCCTCAGCCGCCGCAGAACCTGCTGCATTTCCCCAAAAATCGTACCATGCTTTTTTAGCTTCATAAAATTTTCGCTTAATGGTGGAAAAACCCTTTTCAATCGAGACAAAAAACATCTGAACCGTACCTTTTACAACATCAATATCTTTCAGCATTGTGCCAATTTGCCAGCCAAGAAAAAATGCGCCAAGCACTCCGGTTGCAATGGTTAAGGCATCTTTCAGACTGTGGGTTGCCGTCTGCCAAAGCCCGACCCACTTCACCATATCTTGAACGCCCTTAATATAGGTCGTCAACTCAACCACATATTTTCCAATGGCCATATTTTTTGAAAGCGCATTGCCCACAGAAATAAAGCTCGAAACCGCCAGCGAAGCCGCTCCAAACACCTGATTGAATGCCGTCGCCAACCCCACAACCGCAATGCCAACCGGAACCAGAATAGGGGATAACGAAATCAATTGCTCAATCAACGGCCCAAAAAACTCGGTGATTTTCATCACAATTCCGGCAAGGGTTTTAAAATTTTCAATGGTGTTTTTCACCACTTCCCCAATTAACGCCCCCCAGCGTTCAAACGCGCCATCTTTTGCTAATTCTTTGATGTTCTCTTTTAAACCCAGAATCGCATCTTTCACGCTCTTAATAATGGGAAGTAACTTATTTTCAGTGCCCTTTCCAAATGCAAGATTGACCGCTTCCCACGCAGAAGACAGTTCGCGCAAAGCCCCTCCGATTCCGGCTTCCATCTCATACGCAACCCGCTTTCCCGATCCCTTTGCCTTGCCTTCTGTCCATTCAATTTCTTGCCGTAAAGTTGTAAAGCCTTCCACGCCCTGAGTTGCCATTGCATTATAAGCCCGACGGCCTTCATCGCCAAAAACAACAATTGCCTCAGTTCCAGAAATATTGGCCCGTGTCAGTTCCCCGATAATCTCGTTTAACGGCCTTACTTTTCCGGCTGTGTCTAAAAAAGAATACCCGGTTATCCCCAGTCGTTCCCCTAATTTTGCAATTGTTTCTTTTGCCGCATTGCTCGGATTTTGCATTTCACGAAGCATTGAATTGAACTCTGTCCCGGCAATTGAACCTTTATGGCCCGCGTTATGAATCAAGCCCAACGCCGTCGTTAAATCTTCAAACAAAACGCCTGCCGCCTGCGCGCTGCCAGAGGCATATTTCCACGCCTCAGCAAATTGAGGAACAGAGGCAGAAGACGCATTCGCGGCCGATGTCATAACATCTGTCACTTTTGCCGCCTGTGACGCGTCCATTTGATAGCTCTTTAAAACGCTGATCAAAAATTCAGAGGCATTCGCCATTTCCATATGAGCGCCCTGCGCCAAATAAAGCGTCGGTTCAAGGGTGTCGAAAACCTCTTTTTCCTTCAACCCGGCAGCCGCAAGTTCTTTCATGGCTCTGGCAGCATCCGAAGATGAAGCGCTTGTCGTTTCGCCAATTTGCAATGCTTTTTCTGTCAACCGTTCAAATGCTTCACCTGTTGCACCAGAAATGGCTTTCACCTCGCGCATAATATCGTCAAATTCTGCGAATTTTGAAACCGCACCGCCCAAAGCCCCGCCCGTAATCATCGCCGCGAACGCATTGGTCAAATTAAAAACAGAATCGGTAATGGTTTGAGTGACCTGCTTCATGCCCTCCAGCCCGCCCAAAACCTTCTTCAGCTCGCCCGAAAACATATCTTTCAGCGCGACGACAATATCTACATTTTTAGCCATTTGAGTTCCTTAAAAGAAGTAACAAAGGCGCAGAGGCGCGGAGGCACAAAGCAAAAAAACTTTGCGCCTTTGTCACTTTGCTTGCGCCTCAATCAACTCATCAATTGCTCGTCTGAAGAAAGTCCATCCATATCTGAAGGGGTTCCGGTGTCCGGCCCGAATAAGACGGCAAACTGTCCAATCAAGTGATTCGTGCAGTGTTTTTTCAACTCGTTCCACACCCGGACCATCGGCTCGATCAACCCCAGAGCCCGGATCACACCGAAAAAATCCGCATTCACCTCCTTGAATTTTGCATATAACCCTTTCAATTGAGAAGGTGATAGCTGGTCTATATCACTCGATTTCAATCCGCACGCGGTTTCAACCAGCGATTCCATGTTCGGCAAAAAATCTTTCTCATATTGTGGAATCAAAGATTTGATCTGCCCGACGGTTAATTCAGAGATTTCAATATCTCTACCATTCACACGATAAACCGTTTTTAACCTGTAGTTGTCACTCATGAAAAAACTCCTGAAAAGAAAAAAAAGAAGGGAAAATCTGCCGGGCAAAACCCGCCCGGCAGATGGAGAATCAATTAACGATTTTCAAGGAATGTGGTTTTGTAATACGGGCAATCCGGATGACCCGAACGATCCGCCAGGTATTCGACCTTAACGCCCAGGGGTTTATGGCCGTCTGCGATCAACCCGATGGCTCCGCTTATGGTCAACCGGCATTTCCACCCAATTGTTCGAATAACAGGGCCTCGATCTGGATTCCCAAGAAACTCCAGTTCACCCTCAAGATATGCCTCGGTAAGTGGAGAAATTTCTTCGTAAGCCATTCCTGCCGCGTCTGCAGAAACATAGACAGCCGCTTCGTTATTCGTCAAAGTAATCCCCCCGCCGGTCTTTGGCGCAAACAGCCTGCCAGCCAGAGAAAGCAGTTCATAATCCGTACCCAAAACATAGCGTTTTGTGGGAATGGTGGCATGATCCAACAAAATCACGTCCGACGGGTTTTCCAACGCGGTAACCGTGGCTGTGGCCGCACTGGTTCCGCCGGTAATCGTTTCATTCAAAGCAAACGCTCCCGACTGATTGATACAGGCAAGATACCCGCTGCCAACCCACGCCACCTTTGCTGTTTTGGTGCTTGTGCCGCCGGTTACCGTTTCGCCTACATCAAACGGCCCGTTCGTCACAGTCCCATGAGTAATTTTAAAATAACTCAACTTCATTTTTCCCAAATCAATATACCTGCCCCCGATCACAGTCTTTGAAACTGCGTCCAGTTGCGCGGCAATCTGAGAAGCCGCAGCAACTCCAGATGCGAATTGCAGCATGGCCAGAGACTCAACACTATATTCAATAATTTCAAACTCTGCCGTCGCGCCTTTTTCAGACTGATATTGATCAATAATCTCTTTAACGCCAGCGCGGGAAGAATAAACCATCTCTTCCTTCACATGCGGCGTAAACTCAAATTTCGGAGTCTCACCGAAATCATACTGCCCGGTTTCTCCTGTCTTTTTGAACAGCAGATAGCCGCGTCCATTGGGCAACAAATTTTTCGATGTGTTCGATGCCAGTCCCATGTTCTTTTTTCCTCCTTCTCAATCCGCTCGTCCCAAAGCTCAAACTTGGGGATAGGCGATTAGTTATATTTCCTACGAGACCGCATCCATTTGACGGAGGCAGTCAGTACACACGCAAACAATGGGAAAATACTTTCCCGATATGTCTCTGCATTCATTTCAATTTCAAAATCTCTCAATCCCCTGAAACAGTCATTGACCAGATCTCTCAGATCTTCAATTTTCAAAAATCCATTTTGAACCGTTACCCCGTTCTGCTGGGTGTCTATCTCAGATTCCGCAATACACATCCCAATCGAAATTTCCCATGAACGATACTCCGGGTTTGGATCTTCCGAAGCATTCACAATGACCAAATAGGGTAATGATTCAGATTTTGGAGGATTTTCCATATCCAGACCCACAAATACGGTCTGATTTTGGCTGTAATACTGATTACACCACGACTTGATGGCCGCGTCATTGGCCAGCGCATCGGCAATCGCTCGAATCATTTCAGAGGTTTTCATTTGTTCTATTTTCCGCTTGTATATCGTTCAATTGCTTTGAAAAATTTCTCAGTAAAATGAGGCATAATCTTTGGATCCGCCAGTGTAAAAACCGGATCAATCACCGGTCTTTTTGGAAGAATCAGCTTCAAGGTATCTTTTCGCAGAGGGAAAAAATCAAGGCCCGGACGTTTCGATGTTTTTTGGCGTGTAGCGCCAAAAAATCTCTGCATTTTTTCGGTGATATTATACGTTTGCCCTTGTTGATGCTTTTCAAGCATGGCCGCAAGCGCGGGGTCAAACCTTCCCGGTTGTCCTCCCTTGCTTTTGCCTAAATCAATGTGAACGAATTCATCTTTTGAATCTACTCGATATCTTGCGAATTGAGCTAAACCAGACAACGGCTTTTTGTTTTTTGCCCGACCGATCTCCCAGCGCCCAAACTGGTTCAGACTTGCCTTTCGAGTCATCAGATTTAAAGGTTTTAACTGGCCATGCCCTCCGGTTCGTAAATACCTTTTCAGCTGCAAGCGAATCATATTCCCGGTTGATTTCAAAGCAGACATCCTGGCCCGTTTAGAATCTTCTCCAAACGACGCCAACCATCCAGACAACTCTTCCATCTGCCGAAAATCAACCGCAATTTTCATAAATTATGACCGTTTCGCAAATACAGGATATGCCTGTTTTTCAACTTCAACTTTCCAGGTCAGATCGTCCCCCGAAACCACACGCATCACCTGCCAGACATCACTGCCCAGCGTAATCGTATCCTGATATTTGGGTTTAGATACATCAGACACCCGAAGCTCAATCTCTCCGGTTTCTCGTGATGTTTCGCCATCAACCGCGAACCGTTTGCCATAATCAAAAATAATGGGAATCACTGCGCCGGTTCGAGCGCCATACAGCTTATAAGTTGCTGAAACAGCAAACTCATTCAAATCAAAACAACTATCTATGTCTTCTGTAAAATCTGAATTCATATTTCTTCAATGATATGCGTTGCCAATAACGGAACCACTACCTGTTTGTTTTTCATAGAATAATCTACAGAAAGAATGGTTACTGTGCAGCCTTGAGGAACAAGCCATGACGCCTCGCCGGTATCAGCGTCATACACCGAATCCGTTTCTTTCCCCGGCCAATACCTTTGGCTTTTTTCAAATGGTAATTGGGTCAATTTACATGTAAGATCCACAGTTTCAGGGTATTCTTCAGTAATTGGATCAGGAGCCACAAACAAAGACAACCGGCACAAATCAGGATTATCCGGAGGCAGTACAATCGGCGGAATCGGCGGAGTTGTGGGTTTTTCCCAGGTATCTAAAGCGGAGTGAACCGCCGCTATAATTTCTTCCTGACTCAAATTTTCAGTCAAAGTTCGCGTCACATATTCCCAAATTTCTTGAGCGCTCAAACCGCCCGCTGTCAACGTCCGAGTTGTATATTCCCAAACGGCCTGCGGAGTGAGAACCGCTGTCCCGGTTGTAGCGTCAACCGGCACTCCGAGAGCCACAGAACCAGAGGCAGGAACAGCACACGTTCCTGTTTTGGTATTGTAGTCGTATTGGACGCCGGAGCGCACGTCTGTGATACTCGGAAGACTGCAAATATAAGGGGATGGCAGACACGAATTCCGCTGTCCGGAATCTGTATAAATATCAACCACAGAAGACGGTTGCACCATGAACTGCACCTGGCCAGCTATCGGAGATTGCCCAGATGCTCCGAATTTTAATGAATAAACCTTGCATGTATTCGCCACATTAAAACTCTGAACAGCATAAGCGCCGTGAACACCGCCCTCAGCAATGCCATAAATTTCAACACGACCAGCTACACCAGAGAAAATTCCATGCGCTCCAGCAATTGTTCCGCCAGATACATTACCATAAATGCGGAATAAACCAGCATTTTGACTTTGATGGCCTGCTATTGCCGCCACTGCACTCGCACCGCCAGTTACGGTCCCCGTAACATCTGCAGAACCGTAATACGCATATAATCCGTTCGCTCCTGAACTGGGGAGAGGGTTCCCTATCAGACTGATTTTTGAAGATATACTGTATGCATACGCACCATAACCCAGCAACCCGGCAACCGCATTGCCAATGATCAGTACCGTTCCCGATCCTGAAAAAAAGACTCCTGCAGTTGAATGCGTATCTGAACCATACGCATTTCCAACGAGTGTAAAAGGATACAATGCCTCAATTCCGTAAGCCGTGCCAGCATATACATGGCCTGTAATCACAACGCCTGAATTTGGGGTAAATTTCCCCCCGGCAACACCTCCGCCGCCTGCTGTTGTGCGAAGGGAGGCAACTGTCCAGTTCGCATTGATTGTAATTGTGTATCCATTCGCATGTACATCGTCTGATGCTCCGGGAATGATTTCATCCGGCCATACGGTTGGATCATTATGATTGCCAGTTTTCAAGGCATTTATGACGCCCATATATTAGTGGCCTTTAGTCTTCATAAATTTAGATATTGCGGATTCAATATCTGCCGCTAAATCTTGAAATGCCTTTGCTGCATTCTTGCTCTGCCCTTCGGCGTACCGAATCACAGACCCGTGAGCGTATTCGATGATTCCCCCAGGCAATGCCCGGTAGGGTGTCAATGTTAGATTCACGGATAAATCCATCTGGCCGTTGATTTCTACTCCGGATGCACTCAGAGAAATTTGGGTGTCTTCAAATGGAATCTCTGGGTTTTTGATCGCTATTGCTGTTTTTAATTTTGGCATTTATTCCACCTCTTTATATCATGTTCATCATGGTCATCATGGGTATCTGTGGTTCAAAGATTGTTGTCTGAACCGCAGATGACCGTGATTTGCATGATTGCCTTGATGAAAAATCATGAATATCATGAAAATCATGAATATCATGGTCATCTGCGGTTCAGACGGTATCTCAAGCGTTCAATTTAATCTGTACAGTAGCAGCCCCAGAAGCCGCAGCCGCATAAGCAAACCCGGCAAGGGTGTTATCTGTTGCCGTTGTAGTCAAAGCGCCAGATCCCGCTGTACCCTCAACAGGGTTAGCGTCCGCGTCCCAATACAGCAAAGCGCCCTGTGTAATCGCTCCGGTTACCTTCCGCACAGCAAACACTCCGGAAACCGCAACTTCACCGGTTCCAGAAGTAGCCGCAATATCTCCCAAAGCAACACCCAAACGAACACCCACCAAAAGCGGAGCGCCGGATGCAATTGCAGCCCCGGCATTCGCATAGGTCAACGTTTCACCATTACACACAAAATTTGTAGCCATAACAGCCTCCTTTTATCTTTTTTGCCCGGTCATCTTCTCATTTCGTTCGTTCCCAAGCTCTGCTTGGGAACAAGCCGCATTCATCATGCACCGGTATTTTTATACATGCCGCGATATTCAATCGGCGCAGCGTTGAAATCGTGCCGAATCTTGAATCTTACAGCATCCCGCTCAAACATTTCTTCCTCAGAAAGTGTGGGGGCCTGATTTCCATCCAGATAAGCTACATCAATCGTTCCGATCTGCGCCGGGTCAGCAACGAGATACCATGCAGTTGTGCTGTTAGCTGAAAGCCGAGGATCGGCAATGGGAATCAATTTTCCTTCCCAAGGATTATAGATTGCAGATGAATACTCAGCAGTCGGTAAAGCCGCCGATTGAAGCAGTACCTCAGCCGTTGTGATTTTTTCTAATGGGCAAAGCAGGAATTTGGGGATGATATCCAGAACCGCACCTTTTAACCCGGTTTGCTTTGCTATCAATGCACGGGCCTTGCTAAGAGATTCGCTGGTAATAGCAGCCGCATCTCCCGATGTGTGATAGTTGCTGTGCCCAGAGGCAAACAGGGCAACGCCGTCCGCCATTAAACCGTTGGTTGTAATCACAGAATAAACAATATCACTTTCTTTTCGTTTCGCCGCCTTGCCAAATTCTGCAGGAATACGGGCAAAAGCGCTGAGATCATCATTGACAAGCATTTTTCGAGTAATGCTGATCAGGATTCCCCATGTTTTTAAAGCAAAGGTTTCCTGAGATTCGGAGAAGGTTGTTTCTTTATATTCTCCATTTTCTTCGATTTCAAGAAGACCGGGAGACTCGGAAAAATTCAACCGATAGATATCTTTGAAATCATCCGCAGAAATCACATTCACGAACGGTCGCCAGGTTTGCGGAGCCTCTGCATATGCCTTTTGCAAAGATTTATTGCTTACAGCCGAAAGAATTTTGGGATAATCATAACTTGACTGGGCTACAATGCCGCGAGTCAACAGTTTTTCTGCAATCTGGTTTTTACTCAATCCCCGACAACTGAACCCTGCACGAGTAAGACATTCCCTGCCCAATTCAACCAAAGACATTGATCGAAATTCTTCATAACCCGGAGTTGCATCCTTCAGATTTACCTGACCGCTGGCCCGTGCAAAAAGACCGTCAATCATGGCCGCCCGCACCTTCACGCCTTCATCGGCCAGAACATCAACCCGACTGGAAATCTGGGGTTGATTTTTTACCAGGGTTTCCAAAACCTCTTTTCTGGCCTCGTCCACTGTCTTTCCGCTTGCAGTCAGGATTTCGGCAATATCTTTCAGACCAAAAGCATTGCACATCTGAAAAATTTCAGCCGCCCGCCTGCGTTCTTGCTCAACCGCAATTCTCGCCTGATCTTCAGCCGCACGAGTAATCTCTGCCGTCATCGCGTCAATTTCTGCTTTCGTGTAAACCTCTTTCTTCTCTTCAAATTTTGTTTCCATAACTGTACCATCAGACATACGTCCTCCTTTCGCGGGCAAAATTCCCGCTTGCTCATGCTGTGTTTTGGCAAGCGGTACTGCCTGCCCTATGCCTTCCGAGCGGACTTTGGCATATTGATCCGCGCCAATGGCAACCGCGGAAACCTCTTTCAAAGTCCAGGAATCCACAACGGAAACCGGCCCGGTAAACTCTCTTCCTGCAATCATGGCTTTTTCATTCGTGGGAATTCTTGTGGTATGGTTGACTTTATACCCTACTGAATAATCCCGCAAATGGCCCTCTTTGGTTTTTTGAAATGCGCTTTTCCCCTCTGGGGTATCTGAATATTGAACCTTCCCCTGCAGAGCCTTGAAACCGCTGGTTTCAGCCGGAATAAACCCACGGACAGACCCGATCACATTGCGAACGGATGAACGATCATGAGTATCCAGCAAAGGAACATATTCAGGAACCTGCGCTCCGTGCATTAAAAGCACTTCATCGCCGAAATCCATTGTTTGCCAGTCAAACACCCGCGCAGGAGCCTCGGTTGTCAAAACGGCATCAACCGTTCGGTCCTCGTCATTTAAAGATACCGGCGAAATCAGCCCGATGCTGCGTTCTCTATTTTGTTTATCCATCTTGTTCACCCTCACTTTTTGCCGCTGGTTGCGCCGTAACCTGCTGGGGATTCAATGCTTTCATTTTTTCGTTTTCAATTATCAGCGCGCTATAAATATCTTCCCAATCTTCCCCGCGCTGTGCTGCAAGTTTTGCTCGCGTTGTGATTCCAAGTTGTAAGTCAAGCTCCGCCGCCTTCGCTTCTTTTTGGGGATCAATCCAAGGCCAGCCCGGACACTGCCACAAAGCCGAAGCCTTGATTCCAGCAGGATCAACGGCCCATTGCGGAAAACGGCCAGCAAGGTATAACCCCTCACAAAACCATTGAAAAACGGGACGGCAGACCTTCTCCACCAGAAAAACCTGATAGTTTTGGTATTGAATCCGCTCCTCTAACGCCGCCTGCCGAGCACTGGAATAGCTCGCTGAAGTGTAATCGTTTGAAAATGCCTCACTCGACATTCCTACGCCTGTGCTCATACTCCGCAGAGACGTAGACACATACGGAGCATAATTATCCCCAGGGCGATTATGGGATGCCACCTGAATTTCTGTGCCAGCAGGCAGGGGTTGAATGCGGCCCGGTTCGATATACGCGGGCAGGGTTGTGTCTCCAAAAGGATTGGGCGAACCAAACACCTCCGGAATGTTGGATTTGACGAAAAGCCCAAAAGCCGCAGCCAACCGAGCGCCGATGCGCTCGTATGCCTGATATTCATTCAGCTCAAAGCTCTCCAACGCAATGGGAGACAGCCAGGGGATTCCCCGTGTTTGTCCCGGCCTCTCCCTCATAAAAATATGAAGGCAGTCCGAAGCCGGGACGCGCACGGGTTGGGGAGACGCAGAGACAACGTCGTTGGGGTGGGAGCTATACAAATAATAGGCAGATGGTTTTCCGTTCGGTTCAAGCTCAATGCCGCCCCGAACGCTTTTACCGCCCACCACGCCGTCAATGTTCACTGCCAAGAAATCAGATTCTAAAAGCTCAATCGTACAGGGGTTAAATAGGGGATCTTTGACTTTTGAAGTGTCTTTTTCCCATGTTCGGCGAATAAAAATTTCGCCGTCATACCAAAAAGATTTAAAAATCAGGGATTGCAGAGCGTTAAAAGAATCATGACCCGAGCGATCCGCTTTAGCATTCCATGCCGCCCACTCGGTTTCAAGGGTTTCTGAATAGGCGAATTGTTTAGAAATTTGAAGTTGAATGCCGCCTCGCACGGTGTTCGATGTCATTTTTCGCACCGCGCCAGCGATATATGGAGAATTCCGAATCAGATCTCGACACCTGGCCACCATAGTCTTTCGGTCTTTCCAAAGGTCAAGATCCGCGCTTTGCAGTTTAGGGTTCCACCGCTTATTCGCTCCCTTTTTCGTCCCGGCCACATATTGACGAACTGCTTCATGACCTGCTGCATATCCAAGCGCTCGCCGTGGAGATACCAGAGAAATCAGAGATACCATGATGTCTGAAACCCTCATGCTCTGACTCCAAATTCAACAATTGAAGATTGCAAGGGCGAAGCTCCGCTGGCCATTGCCAGCCGCATTTCCAGCAATCGAATTTCATCTGATAGGATTTTAAGGTCGCCTCTTAAAAAGGTGCGCCCGCTGATCGTGTAAGATTGCCCGCCCGTCAAAATTTTTTCACGGGCCGCCTTGAGGAGAGATATTTCAGATTGAAGCTCATTGATGGTTGTCATGCTGAAAAAATATCAAAAAAAATATAGCAAAGTCAAAGACGTATTTACTACCTAAAGTAATTACTACATTTTTTAAACTTAAAATTTTTGGAATAACGAACTGACTATAAAAAGGAAGGGGAAAAGAAAGGCAGATTAAATTTGACCACAGGTTTCCATGATGGCCATCTGCGGTTCAGACCATTAAAAAAAAATTTTTTTTGACATGAAAAATTTCACTTGACAAACCTTTTTTCAAGATGTATATTCTCGCCATAACGATGAACGAAAAAACAACCCCAAAGAAGGAAAAAGCAATGAAAAATCTTAGAAATGAAATTAAAAAAGAAATTGAAAAAAAGGGATACAAACACGTAACCATAAAAATCAACAAAAATATAATCATAATTGATAATTTAGGTGTTTATGTTGACTGCGCAAGTAGTTTATTGACAAGAATAGGAATAAAAAATCTTTATATAACCGATAGCATGGCGCAAATAATATAGATGAAAATGATTAACTGATTGACTATGAAAGGGAAAAAATCATGATTAAACAAAAAAAATATGAGACCAGAAATCAAGCAGAATGGAGAACATTCTCAAAAAATATGAATGATGGAAATATCGCAGAAGCAAAAAAAATCATAAAGGAAATGAAAAATAATGAAAATAAACTTGCTGCAAAAAATTGGATAAAAACAAGAGAAGGAAAATTGAAAAAAACAAAAGAAAGCACAGCAAGAATTTCTTTTTTGAATTCATCAAAATTTTCAAGAATGATCGAAAAAGAAATTGATTTTATGGCAAAAGATAAAGGTTTTATCTCTAATTCCCCCTTCTAATTGTTTGCATGATCATGAAATCATAGTTTTCAAAGCAATCATTCAAATCATAGTTCAAGACCATTAAAAAAAATTATTTTGACATGAAATATTTTTGTTGACAAAAGTTTTTCTGTGAGTTATATTGAGGTCAACAAAATGACGGTAGGGAAAAACAAACCAAAAACGAAACGGAGAAAGTAAAAATGAATAAAAACTTTGAAGAATATCAAAACTTAATGGCTAAAATGTTAAAATCAAATGTATCTGTCTATATCGAAAGCGAAATGAAAGCATTCAACGCATTATGTGAAAAAATCGCAGCTATCGAAAAAAACTTCCCTGAATTCGAAGAAATGCTGGAAAACTGCACGGAATAAGCAAAAAGGGGAGGGACACCCTCCCCAAAACCAAAAGGAAAAAAAACAAAATGAAAAAAACCATTAAATTAGAAACAATATATGATGTTCTGGATGTTTTATATCAAAACGGAAAAATATCAAGAGATAGCTGGTATAAAAGAAAAGCAATCCTGCAAATGGGAGTCATGGCGCAGGCAACAGCTGATTTATTTTCAAAAGGACTTTATTCTATTGACAAAAAAAGTGAAAAGTATGTAATTAAGATTGATATGTTACAAAAAAAGGATTGAATAATAATGAAAGCAATAGAAAAATTCAAACAAATTGCCACTAAAAGCTCAAATGGTGATTTTACCTTCATAAAAGATGAAGTCGCTTATTGGCTACCAAAAAATTCAACTGAAATTTATATGATTGATAAAAAAAGAAACCTGTTTAAAACCCTATCTCCTGCAGATGTAATGAAAAAAAATAAAAAACAAAAAAATGTTTGACATGAAAAATTTCCCTTGACAAACCTTTTTTTCTATATTATATTTTTTTTCAACAAAACAATGGGAGGCACCCCACACCGCCGCCAACATGAGCGCCGGTGCAAGATTCCAGGTTTCTTATCCTGAACTGTACCTCGAAACAGTTCAGGTACTCTCTGAATCCTCTTGAAAAAGAAGATTCAGAGAGTACCAAAACCCAAAAAATGGAAAGGGATAACAAATATGTCATTGTCATTATCCAGAATCGAAAAACAGATTGCAGGCATCAAAACCGCCCTGCAATCAGCAAAAACCGACTGCGTCCTCACAAGTCAAGAATTAGGCGACGCAGTCGGCCTGCGAAAAGAGGCAATCCGGCACCATAATTTAGAACTGCAAGCCGCCGGACTTGCAGAGCGCAAGGGCAGAGAATGGAGGTATTCGCCGAAAGCCATCGAATATCTCCAAACACGCCCAGAAACCAGAGGCAGAAAGGGGGTAATATCAAAACAGCAATAAAATCTATGAAAAGATGAAATGTGAATCTTTCTTTGAAAAAAGAGAGATTAGATTCAAGTCATCAAGCTGAGGCATGGTGCTGAGGCAAAAAAACTCAAAATAGAAAGGGAAAAATTATGCATAAATCAATAGTCAGGGCGGCAATGGCAGCCGATATACTAGAAGAAGTCGGCGAAATGTTTAGGTACGAAAATGAGGAATATGGGGATTATATTTATCAGATCGAGGGCAGCGACGAAATCTACACTTTTAGTTTCGCGGAAGACGAAGCCTTTATAGAGTCATATCGCGACGCAGAAAATTTTGAAGAATCAATTAAGGACCAATATGGGGAAGCATTGCTGGCATCTGGGGATAATTCTGACTTGGATGAAGTCCAGAATACTCTCAATATATTGAAATATCTTGGCAGGGAAGGCTCTGAATTCTATCGAAAACTCAGAAACCATAGGGATGATTTGATGATAGAGAAAAGCTCCTGCCAATTAGAGGAAAAATGGGGGCACAGCATTGAAAATTTTGATGGGATGGTAAGTTTATTTTGGAAAAATTTTTGCGAATTATTCCCAGCAAGCGAAGAACTATATACGGCATTAAATCCCAGATGGGACGGGATTTCTGCGGCTGTGGATTTGTCTCAAGGGTTTAAATATCCAGAGACTATTGAAGAGGCAGAATATATAAGGGAGAAAGCAGAGAGTTTCTTCAATTCATTCTCATTTAGAATGGATGAAGATGGCGACGTGCTTGTGGTGGAGGACTGATGCCGAGGGGCGGCAAAAGGCCAGGTGCCGGACGCAAGAGCCTAACCCCCAAAATACAAATCTTTAATTTTGCTCCACCGCCTTCACAGAAAAATCCAGCTTGCTAATGAAGCAAGTTGGATTTTTGCATTTGCAATATTTCACGCCCGACCCATTGCTGGCATACACCCGAAGGCGTCGCCCGCACGCAGGGCAAGACGCTCCGCCTTTCAGCCGGTATTCAACCCCTTGCCTGGCCATTTCTCGATATTTTGCATATAGAGCAATCAGAGCATTTCCGCCCATGAACTTCCCCCCGTGTACGGATTTTCTTCAGAAAACGCCTCTTGTATCGGCTTTTGAGCGCGTTGAACTGGGTTTTGACTGAGATATTTCAACCCCAAAATCTCACACCCCACCAACTCTAATACGCTGCAATCCCATCCATGATTTGGACGGCCCGGACGTGCAACCCAGACGCCATCCTCAATGACTTCAGAGCACATCTGCTGCGCCCAGTCTCTAGTCATGTCTGCGCTCATATGCCACGCGCCCGGATCGCCAGATTCAACCTTCAGCTTACTCAACAGCAGGTTTTTCATATAATTGCTGTCAAAGCGGATCAACTTTAACCCGCCGGGAATCTGCTTTTTCGTACCCGGAAAGAACTCCACAGAAGAATAGGTTACGGGCTGGGCCAGCCGCTGAACGCCCTGAGACGGCAAAATCAACCCGCGATACTTACGGCAAAACTCATAGACCTGCGCAGTCTTGTCTCCCATTGCATCTATGATTGAAAGACGAACGTGATATATCTCGCCAGATGCTGTTTTGTAATCTGATCCCCAAAGCACCTGCGCGAGCGCCTGAAACGAATCCACAAAACCCTGCCGCACCTGCCATGATTCCAGGCTTTCCCCAAAACCGAACGCTCGAATTTCGTACCAGAACCCGTCTTTCTGGGTGTCAACCCCTGCAACCAGGGCAGACACAACCCATCCGGACGGCACGACCCCGAACGGACGATCATCTTTCAACCGCTCGATAAAGCTCTCTGCCCGCTCAAACTCATAAATCCGCCAAGGTTCGGCCTTGATGGAATTCATGAAGTCTTTTAGCTCGTTGACATCTTTCAACCCGCGCAAAAAACTGGCCGCACATGTTGAAAGCGAAACGAACGGAGAAATCCAACCCGGTATGTGGAATCCGATGGTTTTAGGGTGGTCAGATTTCAGAAAAGCAAACAACTCTTTTCCGGTTTTTCGCTCGACCCATTGACCTGCACGGACTGCGGAATTCCGGATGGAATCATCCCATTTTGCCGCGCAGTTTTCGCATTCGTACCACGCCAATTTTTTCGATTCAATGGCCTTTGGATCTCGTTCGTCTTTGGGGAACTTGATCTGATCAAAAATCATCTTCTGAGAATGCCCGCATAATGGGCACTTCACCGCATAATCAAAAACCGCCTCGCTGTCATTCATTGATTTCCAAATTTCTCCGCTTTCTTCTGTAGGGGTTGACAGCTTTAGAATTTTGGCTTTACCGGACGTCCGGTAGGTGGTTGTGCGCTTTTCAGCCAAAAGGACGGGTGAAGTTTCAGCCCGGCCTGCTGTATCTGGGTATTTATCGGTTTCATCCAAAATCAAATAACGGATGGGTTTATTGGCCAGAGCGGAAGCAGAATGACTCCACGCCATATAGATAATCGTATGGATCAACTTGATGCGGTATTGGGCAAGATCATCCTCCGCTCCCGTGAGAAAAGAACGAAGCCGGGGGGATGATTTCAGCATAGGAATCAGCCGATCCCGTGAGTTATCCGCGCAGGTGGATTTATCTGGAAACACGAACAGCACAGGCCCCGGAGCCTGATCTACCCACGCGCCCGCAAGGGTATAGGCCATTTCGGTGGCCCCGGTCTGCGGAGTTTTGCAGATGCTCACAGTCTCCACGCTGTCAAAATCGGCCGCGTCCATAATGTCAGCAAGGTATGGCACGGTATCATTCCTCCAAGGCCCATTGAGATTCGACATCGTAAGCACTCGATGCCGTTCAGCCCATTCCGACGGCGCAACCTTTTTCCGTTTTCGCATCAGCTTGCGCTCGGCGCGGGAAAAGGCGAACTTCTGCTTGCCAGAATCGAGCAAAAGGGGATGAAGAGACGGAGAAACGAATGGTGGAAGGGGTAAACGCATTAAACTATAAAAACATGCTCAATATAGCTGCCCGACGATGGATCATTCCGAAATGTCCCCTTAAAATGTTCGAATTGAATCCACTCAGGAACCACTTGACCCGTTTCGATAAAAAAAACTTTCTTTTGTTCAAAGTTTACAACATTTTCATCAACCAAAACCCATATTGAAAAAAAAGTCTTTTGATAACCAATTGAAAGAATTTTTGACCCGATAGGAAGCCTTATCTCTCTATAAATCAACCCTTCAATAGAGCTATATGGTTCAGTAATATCAATAGTATATTTATAAATTCTCATCTAAAAACTCCTCCTCTTCAGTTTCATCGAAATATTCAACCCGGAAGTTGTCGGATTTTGCAAGGTCATTGAAAACCTGATCTAACTGGTACATGAATCGTTTTTAATGCGTCTAACTGAATATCGAGATACAATTTCACGGCGCCCGTTTTCAAATTCTATGCAAATACTATTCATTTTGCCACGATTCAAAACTACACAAGCCCGGTTGAAAAGAGTTTTTCGCTTCTCGTTGTTTTTCCATACATACTTATGAGTCATTTTTTTCATCATCACCCTCTTCAGTTTCATCGAAATATTCAACCCGGAAGTTGTCGGATTTTGCAAGGTCATTGAAAACCTGATCTAGCTGATCATGAATCATGATCTTAAACGCCTTTTCCGCTCCCTCAAATTTCCGCCATTCTCCGGCTTTGCGATCAATCCAACTGCGAAGGTTCAGTTGAATGACCGTGATTTGATCCACACGCTGCCGAATGGCATCGGTTCTGGGGATATATTTGCCTTCCAGAATCTCTCTTTGCAGGGTAATAGATTTGGTTTGTTCAACGATTTTATGAATTTCTGCCTGAAACTTTCGATCTGCATTTTCAGAAAGAATATCAGACCGATCACCTCCTTCTTTTTCCAAACTGGCAGCATACGCCAAAGCCGCCTTGCCAGAAACCGAACCATCTGGCCGAACCTCGATCAATCCCTTTTTACGATCTTGATATAGCTTTGATTTCTTAACCTTATACCCCTTCTCTCTCAAAAACCGCAATACATGAGAAAGGGTAGGGAAATCCGGTTGATCCGGTTCTTTTTCCGAATCATCGAACAAACCTACGATTTCACCGCCTGCCCGGTTTAAAATGCCTTTAAGGAAGTCATCCACTTTTTAATCTTGGAAATCCTTTAATCCTGTGAATCCAGGTTCAAGACAGTGTTTCGTTCCCACCCCTCCGAGCAGGAACGAATTCGGTTGACGCACAGCTTAACCTAAATCTTTTTTCTTTTGCCGATTGAGAGCTTTATCCAGTTTTTGCTTTGCCTTATTCGCTCTGCCTGTTTTGATTGCCATTACTGCGCCGGGGTTTTTCTTAATACTGAAAAACTTGCCATTTGACCATGCTCCATCCTCGCCTGCCATGTTCATCACCCCCTTTCTAAAAAAACAACCTCTTTGACAAACCGGGTAAACTCGCCATCTCTGCAATTATCATCATATACCAAAATATAATTACAATCCTCATCTAAAACGGGATCATTCGCATCATGATTTTCAACTAAAACATAGGTTTGGTCTTTACAAAACCTGAAAAGATATTCCAGCACATCAAACAATATTTCAACCATTTGCCGCGTGCTGGAAATCTTATTAACGAAGTTTTTTCGCAGGGTTTGCCCTTGATTGTTCAGGTAGCTGAAAAACCGGCTTTTGAATGGCAATTCTGCAAAAAAACCGAGGTATTTCATGAAGTCATCAACGGTATAGGCAACAGGTTTTCCGGTTCTTTGCTGTTGTTTTTGACAGATGCCGAAAAACTCATCAATGGTTGGAAACCAAGGTAAAAGGTTGAAATATTCATTCCAAAAATCATGATTTTCAGATTGAGAATGATAGAAAACCTTAAAATTGTGATTCATCACGAAATGCCAGTAATCCACAAGGGGTTGATCGGGTTTGACAATTTTTGACCCATAATCTTCATATTCTTTGTATTTTAACTTTACTTTATTTTTGCGAATGTGCATTTGCCCCATCCAAATATGGCGGATTCCGGATGTGTTCAGGTCATCCAAAAACTTTTCAATATCAAACCACCACTGCGGAACAAACGGGTTGAGCCCAATCACAACAAAATGGCCTTTCTCTTTGCACATTTTCGCAAGCGCCATGCGCTCGGCATACCGGGGAGCGCCCGGTTCAAACTTTTTCAGCAGGTCGTCATCATCTGACGTGATGCTGATATAAACATAAGTAGGCGCATGACTTTCAAGGGTTTCAAACGCATATCTTCCACCTTTGGTTTGATATGCAATCGGGATCTGCCTGCTGCCAAACCACTCGCGCACCTGCAAAAACATGTCATCATTGCGAGTGCAAAATGGGTCCGATGTGTTAGAAACACAAACAGGAAAACCCATTTTCAGCAGGTTTGCCACATGCGTTTTCTGCCCTTGAAATTTATATATCTGGTTTTTAAGTGCTTTATAGTCCATTTCTTCCAAATATTGCATTTATTTAAGTTCAAATGTAGTGGGATTGGACAGACCAAAAATTCCCCAAAATACGGACGGATCATAACTCCTCCCCGATCAATTTGAGAATCAATTCTTTATCGGTTCTTACCTGATATTTTTTTTTCAATTCTTTCCATTTTTTGAATTCAGATGGCGATAATTCCATCAAAATCGGAATCAATTTCATTTCATGAACCGGTTTTTTCTGCGCGGATTCATCCGTTTTTTCAGCAGGTTCATTGCAATTCTCCGAAAAATTAAAAACAGAGGATTCCGAGGCAAACTGGCTAAGCCAATCATTTGAAATACCAAAAGAAGAAAAGTCTAAAGAAGGACTCGCCTGAAACAGAGATTTCAGGTCATCCTGCAAAAGTTCAGGGTTCCACCCGCCTTCACTGACCCGGTTATCTGCAATTCTAGCCAGGCGAACCTGCTCGGCAGTCAGGTCTTTCCGCACCACAACCGGAAATTCTGCTAACCCCAGCTTTTTGGCCGCTTTCAAACGGCCATGACCTTTGATGATCACGCCGTTTTGATCCACCACAATCGGTTGATCTATTCGGAATTCCCGAATAGATGCGGCGATCTGGTCAACCTTGTGAATTTTAGCGTTTTTATGATACGGGATGATCCGGTCAATCGGCCAGGTTTCAATCTGCATAAATTTCATCCTTGAAACTCAATCTTTTTCGGTTTCTTTTTCCCTGTTGCTTTTTGATGGGATTCTGACCATTTCCCTGGGTTTGTTTTTTCAAGCATATACTTTGCTTCGGTAACACCGCCGTTTTTTTTGAGGAACTCAAGTTGAGAAACCTCGAAGCTCGCCCTGGTTTGCATGACCAAAAAATACAAAGCATATTCAAGTCCTTCCTTTTTTTCCATCCCGGTGCGAATCCAACTGGCTGCTGTCTCAGGCATGACCCCTGCCGACATACATGCCACCTCAAAATCTGCGCCCAGGTCAATCCCATAACAAATTTTTCCGATGACTTCTTCAGATAATTCTATAATAGGTGTCAGCATCATGTCTCAATATTACCATAATTCACTGAATTTGGCAAATTATAAAAGACAAATATATCAATTTTTTATAATTAAATTTGAATAAGTAATGAAATCGTCCGGATGGTGGCGGATATAATACAGCACCTCTTTATTGTGAAAAATCAAATCTGAAACCTGAGAAATGACATTCCAAGGCAATTCATATGCCGGATTTTCAAATGCCAAACGATCATATGTATTGATAATTTTAAGTAATTTGTGTTCTTTCATCACAAGATACAATTCTTGAACCCCATCCTTTTTTTCCTCTTCTTTTGGCGGAACAGCCGGTTCCGCCGGTTCAACCCGTTTTTCCTGCGGCGGAGTTTCCATTGAAATAACGGCCTTTTCCATTTTAAACCGCACAGCCTGCGGAAGCCCAGAAAGCACCCATTCGCGAAGATTGATCCCCTTGGCCACCATATCCCCAGGATCTTTATTGCCTTCAACCGGCAGGTGTTTCACCGCTTGACGGTAGCGCTCCAAATACCAAGGAATATTTTTTTCCCCCGCGTCGTCTCGATCCAGGGCAACCAAAATTTTCAGACACGATTGAAAAAAAGCATGAAGCGAGGCATCTGGACGTGTGGACGCGGACCCGGTTGACACGGCAGAAACAAAATCACCTGCCGCCTCATGAATGGCCAGGGTATCAAGTTCGCTTTCTGTAATGATTGCGAACTGGACTGCGGGATTGCAATTGAACGAAACTGAAACCGATCCCGTCAGGTTGATGTATTTATTTTTGTCATCAGGGCGCAGCTTGAATCTGCGGATTCTCACCCGGCAGAGACGGTTATTGGAATACACCGGAATCACCACCCCCTCCGGAATCCAAATGGGTTTGAGTTTTCCGGTTTGGTCATCGAGAACCTCCTCCTGTCCCCACGCTGTCCGGGGACGATAAATCACGTCTGGATTATACCCCAGATTGAACCGTTCTGCTGTGTGCTTTGAAATGCCTCTTTTTTGCAGGTAGTCCATGATTTCAGGGTGTTTTTGTAATTGCCGGGATGCCCATCCCACAAAGCCTGCGGCCTTTTCTACCCAAAGATCGCACGCGGGGGGGGGATTGCGAGGTTCCCATTTTCTGAGATGCTGAGAAGGAAGGTAAGTTTTCGCATGGGCAGACGGGGAATATTTCCGCACAGGATCACGTCCAAGCGAAGCGCAAGCCTCTCGATAGGGTTTCCCTTCAACCTTGGTCAGCCAAGCCAAAAGATCTCCGCCTATGCCGCAATCCCTGCACCAGAACTCCCCCCCGTCGGAAACTTCCGGCCATAAGATAAAACGCTTTTCACCCCCGCACTTCGGGCAGCCGCCGTGATATTCAGCACCCATTGAACGGCCCTTCGTGTGTGCATGCGATGCGTTCTTAATCGCATGAAATCCTTTTCGATTATATAGATCCATGATGTTTTCAGTCATACTTTTTGCCTCCTTCATCTGGATGATCTGGACGATCCTGGACGATCCTTTGTTTGATCGTCCAAACCCGCAACCTTTTAAAACTACCAGAAAAATCTCTCTCTCTCTGGATGATGGATGATATATATAGAAAAATGATAAGGAAAAAATTTTATAAAATTTCCCCAGGGGATTTCCCCTGGTTCACGGTCTATCGTCCCAAAGGCAGACGACTTTTGTTGATTTTAAAGAAGGTTATGGTTTTGGACGATCTTTAAAGCAATCGTCCAGAATCGTCCGGATAGTCCGGATTGGATTTTGTTTCTTTATTGCCTCTGGTCTCAATGATTACTTGATATTTATTATAAAAATCATATCCAACATTGTTCAAGGTCAACCCTTCATAGTGCTTGTCTCCGCTTTTGCCACGCTTAAAAATTTTGGAAAGCGCCGCGCCGAACACTCTTTGCGTTCTCGGTTTTGCGGAAACGTGTTTTATCCACCAGCCGCAAAAGGCATGATGTAGAACCGTTGCGCCGGTTTTGGTTTCTGGATCATGATCAATGATACAACAGGCATCGAGAAAACCTTGAAGCCAATCCTCAGCTTCATAATACTTTGATGTTGCTTCTAAAACCGGCGCAGGGGAAACAATTTGACCTTTCCATTCTCCTATAAAGTCAATCGCTCCCTGAACAAGCCAGGCAAGGATTCCGGGGTATTCTTCTTTGAGTTTATTGGGAAGGTCAGGGTCGGCCCTTCTCTCAAACGCTTGTCTGGGTTCGCGGGCGACATAAGAGAATTCAAACGGGATGACGTGGCAGCGCTCTTTGAAAGCGAAGTCAGTGCCATCGAAATGTGGCAAATTATTTGCAGAAATAAAGAGGGTGTGCGAAGGGTTAAAAGTCATTTCAAGCCCAGCATAGGGCAGCCTGGCCCGGAGGGTGTCCCGGCCTGTCAACCACTTTACTTTTGCGGTTGAAAAGGTGGCGCGTTCGCTGGGTTCTTGAGCGAACGCCATGCGAAGGCCCTTGAGGGTTACCAGGGAAGGGGTTGGGGCGTCTGGGTTGGCGGTCATTCCAGAATCGAGCAACATTTCGATGCGGATTGGCCCGGCCAGATTCCCCAAAATGTTTGAAATGGTTTCAAACATAAGGGTTTTTCCGTTTCGGCCTCGGCCAATCAAAATGAAAAACGCCGCCTGCCGGTTGAGATCTGCAAGCGCCATGCCGAAAATCCGTTGCAGGAAGGTGACCATTTCCTCCCGGCCATCCATGATTTCCAAAAGAAAGCGTTTCCAGTTAGGGCAGGGCGCATTGCAGCCTTGCCACTCAACCGTCGCCGCTTTCTTTAAAAAATCAGACTGACGGCCAGGGGAGATTTCCCCAAGTCTCAGATCTAAAACGCCATTTTGAACAGGGAGAAGGTGAGTCTGGCAATCAAATTGCTCAGATAGGATTGATAAACCATTTTCACAGGTGTGAGCGAATTCCAGACATGCCCTGCGGCCATCTGAATTTCTGAGAGATTTTATTTTTTTTGTGATGGTTTTGAGGAATTCTTTTTGATCGTCCGGATCTTGGAATTTCTCAGAGAGGAATTTTCGGCCAGCGTCGTCTTTCTGGAGCCAGGTTTTCAACTCCAGATATTGCCGGGAGACGTTTTCAACTGCTATTTGATTGTGATGGCGAAAATCTTCTTGCCAAAAGTGGCCATTCCAAAAATTCCAAAAGCCATTTTTCCCGCCGGTTTCATCAAAAATAAAATCCTGCTGATGAATATCTCGATATAAAAGCCCATCCCCCAGGGCTCCCATTGAAACATAATTGAATAAACGCTCATACTCCATTGAGGCGCTCCTTTTTTGTTCTTGGAATGGTTTTTTCCATTTTCCATTCCATTTTCAAAAATGAACGCACTCAAAGCGGCGGGGGCGGGTGACCCTTGTTCAAGGTCTCAGAAAGTACCTTGATTTGGATCATGTGACTTTCTGGTTTTATTTTTAATGAGGGGGGAATAGGGGGGGAGGAAATTATCTATTTCTATAATAAGGGGAGTCTATTCAATTTGTAAAATTATTTAATTTATTTTACCAACCATTTTCAAACTATTTTTGTCGATGTTTTTATCAAGAAAATCAAGAATATCTTGATGGAGGCGGCGGGAGTCGAACCCACTACCCTAAAAAATTATAATTGAAATCATTAAATATTTCATCAATAAAAAAAAAGTTCCCACTACTTCCCAACTTTCTCTTTTTTGAAGGGGATTAGCACACCCCTTCTAAGCTCTAATGCCTCGTTTATTTTGATCAAATTGCGTTTCACATAACGCCTGGTCATGATTTGGTTTGAGTGCCATAGCGTCTCCCTGATCAGGTCAAAAATCCACTCCTATATCCGCCAACTGACACCCTAGTGAATGACGCGCCGCATTCTGCAATTTGATCTTGATCCCCGTCTCTGCCTCTGCCTTGTGCCATATCTTATTCAGAGACTTCGTGTCATAGTTTTTGCCATTAGAGCGCACAAATATATAAGGTGAAAAATTCAGCCGCGCCCTGCCCAAAACTTCCCTGGCATAATCTGATAGGGGATAATGCCTATCTTTTTTCCCCTTAGTTTCTTCCCTCAATTCTCCCCGCGTAAATGCCCTGGAAATTTTCACCTCATTTTCTGAGAGGCAATCTTTTTGCAGACCGCAGACCTCCGACACTCTCAATCCATATTCAAATAGAAATTCAAAGACAGGACGATCCCCAGCAGGAATAGCGCTCAATAGCGCCGTCTGTTGCTCAATTGAAATATATTGAATTTCGGGTAGCTGGTAAGACAGTTTGGGAAAAGGCGGTACTTTAGGAATATCTTCATTATTTTGGATTGAACGATAACTAATTCCCGTTTTTGTTGCAAAATCTTTCTGACTTAAACCCAAAACTTTACGAATTTGCTTTATTCTCTCTTTTGAGTGCATTTTTTGCTTGACAACCTTCTCAAATGGGTGTTATTAAATCTGCCCAGTTAAACTTTTAACCTGAGCATATCTATATGTTCTCAGGTTTTCAACCTTTTTTTGAAGGTGTTTATGAAAAAAATCAGACTGTGGCTTATGCGCCACAACATTCGTCAAAGAGAAATTGCCCAAAAACTGAAAGTTTCAGACGCGGCAATTTCCAATTTTCTCTCCGGAAAAACCAAATCTAAAAAGATCGAAAATTTTTTTCGATCTGAAATGGGGAAAAAATGATCAATCTCAATCATTGCAAGATTGAAACCCTGACGGTGAGCGAATTCAACCGGCAAAAACGCCATGAATCAAAAGATGCGAAAATTCAATTCCGCATCGAACCGCTCTTCCGAATCACAACCGAAAGCGGAGACTGGATGGAAATCGGCGAAGCCCTTCAAGTGCCCGGCGGCGTTCTCTACCGCCTGTTTTCAATCTATGGCAAGCATCAAGACACAGCCCTTGATTTCATCCCCAACGCAACCCTGGAATCGTCCGATTGCGAAGGGTTTTATACCATTGCCACCCAAAAAAAGGAGAGACCCCATGACCAGCAACAGCATCTTAATATATGATATCGAAATCAAAAAGGCCATCCCGGTAGATGGCCAGCCGCGCATCGAAGGAATTGAATATTGCGAAGGATGGCACGACACCGCCAATATGGGAGTCTCTTGTATTTGCGGATATTCCCTGAAAGAATATAAACCCTTCATTTGGATGGACGACAACCTCTTTGATTTTCTAAAAGAAGTTGAATGTCATGCTTTTATCGCCGGGTTTAACAACATAGGCTTTGATAATGAAGTATTGGCCTATGAATTTTCAGGCGGAAAAGCCATCGTCCGCAATGGAATTATAGATCTGCTCAATCAAAAATCATATGACATCAAAAGAGAACTCGCAGACGCGGTAGATGTCCATTATGGTAAGAATGGAATTTCACTCGAAAACACTTCTCGAATGAATTTTCATGAAACCTATCTCAAAAACGGAAACGGCGCCCTCGCTCCGGTTTTATACCAAAAAAAAGAATTTGGGCAGCTCATTACCTACTGCATGAACGACGTGCGCATCACAAGCGCCATCATGACCGCCATCCTCAATGACGGCGAATTGATTCATCCGCTTACCGGAACGCGGAAAAAAATAGATCCACCATTCAACCTGAAAAACATCACAACCCTATAAGGATGAATCCCATGAAAAAAATCATTGCCTTTCTCATTCTTCTTCTGGCTTCGCCGGTCATAGCTGAAGACGTTCTTCCGCAGGTGTCTTTTCAGCTTTCAATTGACGGCATTTTGATCGAAACCTATACCTTGTTCGTAAGTTATGAAACAGAAACCTCTCCGCCCACAGCACCGATTCTCATCAGTTCCCCGCATCAAATCCCCCGAACATCAACCCCATACATCGCTCGGTTTATTCTGCAGGCAAAATCTCAGAATAAACCGGCCCAGCCCATCACCTTATTTACGGCAATTCAGGCCCTTCAAATTTGTGCGTCCTCACCTCCTGAGACGGATCTCTCCACCCGGACGTCTGAACGGGAAAAGTAACAGGGGTACTCTCCAGCCCCGTGTCAATCAGACCGGGGGATAAATTTTTTTATCCCCCGTATTTCACAACATCTGAAGAGAGGAAAAGAGAGGAGAAAAAATGAGAAGTCCGTGCTTTTCTTGCAGCAATATAGACCATGACAAAGACTCATGCCTTGAATGCATGTCATGTATGAATCGCAATATTCCCTGGGATTATGCCCTGGCAATGGAGGATATGTTTCCGCCGATCATGGATGGAAACATCTGTTTCGAGCGCAGGCAAAGAACCTTTTACAAAACAGAATCAGCATCAATCTGTATTTTTCCTGGCTGCACCAATCGCACCACCTCAGAAAGCCGTTATTGCGGATCATGCGCAGAGTTGATCCGGGTCAGACAAAGCAAAAATCAAGATATTTTTGCACCTAAAAATTCTCTTAGAAAAAAATATGCAGCATTAAGTGAAACCATACGAAACAGAGAAGATTTTAGCACTCTATCCCTAACCCACATTTGCAGAGAATATAAAATTTCAAAAGGCACGGCCATCAAAATCAAAAGAGGAGAATACTAAATGACCATCCGAATCAAATACAAAAAGCTACACCCAAACGCTAAACCCCCCTTGCAAGCCACAGACGGAGCGGCAGCGTTTGATCTGTTTGCCGCACAAATTCACGAAATGGATCTTTTGATCATAGGCACAGGCCTGGCCATTGAATTGCCAAAAGACTCAGTCGGCCTGCTGGCAGCCCGATCCTCTGTGGCCGATTACGGCCTTTTATTAAGCAATGGCATGGGAATTTTAGATTCAAACTACCGGGGAGAAGTTTTATTCAAATTTTACCGAATGCAAACCGCACGCAAAAAATATGAAATAGGGGATAGAATCGGCCAAATCATCATCGTACAAAAACCAGAAATCATATGGAAAGAGGTTGAAACCCTTACCCCAACCCTCCGAGGCGCAGGAGGTTACGGTTCAACCGGAAAATAAAAAATTTTATGCCCAAAAATTACACTTCAGGATCAATCCTCAAAAGAATAGATGATGAAAAAAAAATTTGTCTGAATTGCAAGCTGAGCCCCGCGCATTGCGATACAGAGCGCTCCATTCAATGCCCTTTCTCTGCCGTTCGCAAAGAAAATAACAAAAAATGGAGAAACAACGCGAAAGCCCAGAAAAAAGCCAACACGCCCAAAACAATAAACCCCAAAAGCAAAAAACCGGGTTTTATTCGTGAGGTGACCAGACTTGCGAACGTATATCCTCAAGACATATCCCACCTTATCAGCAAAAAACCCGCTCCAGGAATGCAGGTGCGAACACGAATTGCAAACGCCTGCAAAGAATTGGGCAGGCCAGTTACACCGGATCAACTGCTAACCATGCCCTCAGACAAATTGCGCAGCTTTTTTTACATGAAAGAAAACGCATGACCAGCGCCCAATTCGAAGCCCTAAAAACCCTTGCTCTCAGCAAAGCCCTTGCCGTGATCTATCTCAAAAATTACCCCAAAAATGATCCGGACTGGCCAGCCCTGAAATCTCTCTTAAAAACCTTGAATGTAGAAAGTTTTCACGGTATTCAATTGTACCCCCGCCACGAACTCAAACCCGGCCAACTCGTTCAAATTGCAGACCAGTTTGACCGAATGAAAAAGAAATGCTTTCAAGCCGACGGCGAAGATATTGCGGTCTATCTCAGTTTTCTTCTGCCATTGTTTGATAGTCATCTTGAAAGAATGAAACCCCAAGACCCCAGAAGAACCGCACTCGAAACCGTGCAAAGCGTCTTAATTGCAATCTATCAATATTTTGACCCCGATTTCGAGGCAATGGAAGATATGGAAAAAGGCGACAGAGCCTTTAAAGAGTTCATATAAAATTTACAATGCGGACGGACTGTCCGCTACATGGCAAATGGAGGATATTATGAAAAAAACCAAATATAAAAAAAAGTTGATTAAAAGTACATTCTGCGCCTTCCTCAGCCGCTTATTTCTATCGTTGGAAGAGTGAAATACGGAACAGAGTGAAATACGATAAAACTAATTTAGAACATATCATATTTTCGGGGAAAAGTCAATACCAAATATCTGTAATAATTACGTTTTTTAGGCATTGACCACAAAACACCCGAAAATTTCCGAAAGAGTTCCAACCGGGCATTCAAGCGGTCGGACAACGCCGCTTAATTTGTTGTTAGGTTGATCTTTTGCAGTGTTTCGGACAAGCCAAAACACTGACGCCAGACTGGAGGAAGAAATGAAGTTCAAAGATTTAGTTGGAAAGACGATTAT